CGGTCTGGATGAAGCACCTTGGGGCCTGTTGATATGGTGGCTACGAGTGCCTCGATTATGCCCGGCTATGCAAGCTCACAGGAGTGAGCAAAGATAACGCATCATGACATGACCGGCTTTGGCGCGCGAGGCTTACGAGGCCAGGTGGGCGTGTGGGCGCGAGCCATGTCGTGATACGGGCCCTTGCGGGCCAGAAAGTGTTACCGGGCATTTCTGCCCGGTTGCCGGCGCCCTTGCGGGCCCGGCGTTCGGTATAGTTGGACTTTCAAAAAACGGGCCAGAGATCGATGCCGGTGCTAACTGCCCGCTTGTGGGGCCGGTGCTGGCATCTACTACTGACAGGTGAAGTTATGCTCACCAGCTGTTAGCTGTGCAAGCGCAAATCCAAAGAAAAGTGAAAAAAGATTTAGGCCTTACTTTTGGCCCAAATCTCCTTTGTTTCCGCGGGTATATGGGGCCGGTTCGTCGATGATCGTAAAACCCTGGGGGCCCTCGATCAGCTTAGAGCCGTCCGCAAAGGTGGTGGTCGTTCCTTTTAGGCTTTCTAGCTCTGCCTTTAGCGCAGTATTAGCGATGGCCAGGTCCCGGCACTCGTAGCCCAGGCGCAGGATGTTACCGGCAAAGCTTTCCCGGATCTTCTCATCAACCTTAAACGCAGCCTCAGCCCGGTCTACGCTTTCCTGGAGCTTCCATGCGGATCGCGCCAGGCTTTCGACCTGGGCTTCCAGGTGCGAGACTCTGCCCAGGATGTGGAGCATGTGATCGTTTAGCTTATCTTGTTCTTCATTCATTAGTGGTGGTATGTTTCTTGGTTTGGGTGCAAATCATGAGCTCGTCGTCAAAGCGCCATTGGTTCCAATTAGGCGGCGCCCAGGCGCCGGACCCCATTTCATGGCCGGCCTCGTCGCGAGCAAAGTTACCGGTNGGAAGATCGAGCCACTTCTTCTCCTTAGATCCGCGCGCCGCGCAGCTGGTGATCTGTTTCGAGAGCAGCAGCTCCTCGACGATGCGCGCGATCTCGTTAGGCCCGGTGCGGGAGAAGATAGCCGGCAGCTCGTGCCGGCGCTTATACAGGCCGGAGCCGGCGTTCTTGGTCGCGTTACTGAAGGGGTGGCCGGCCATGGCGGCCTCCTGGATCGCGAGCAGCAGCCAGGCCTTGTGCTCATTCATATTGCCGGACGCGTAAGGATCCTGCGCGGTGACGTTCTCCAGGAGGCCACATGGNGTCCGGTATAGGGTAAGCTCTCCCTCCAGGTATTCCGGGTTNTTCTGTTTAATGATGCCAAGCTTCCACATGGCCTTCTTCTTGATAGGTAGATCCATGGCGATCAGACGCCGGTCCTGGTCGGCGCATGCCCAGATGCCGATGCCGGCGCGGAAGCCGGAGATCAGAGCTGAGCTGCCGCGGACGGCTTCCTTCATGTCCTCTACGTTGCGGACGGGCTCGTCGCCGGCCTTACGGACGTGATGGGACGCGACGACCGGTATGTTCATAGGGTGCGCCAGGGCGTTAACCTCGCGGATGAATTCGTTAGCTATGACGGCGGCGTTCTCGTCGCCGTGCATGACTGAGTTAAGGGTATCGACGATGAATAGCCGGAGATCCGGGATAGCCATGAGCGCGTCGCGCGTCTCCTTCCAGCGCTTGGAGGCCTTGGCTTCCCGTGTATGAGGTTCGTAATCGACCAGGGGAAAGGCGCCACCGGCCTGTGCCAGGGGAACGACGACCAGCTTCTTGCCGGCGATCGCGCGAAGGTTGCCCTTGTCGATCTCGCCAAAGCGGATCTTCAGCTCATTCATATCATCCTCTGTCGTGAAGTAGACGACGGTGCCCCCGTCTTTAACCTCATGGCCTAGCCAAGTTAGACCGGAGCCTGGCTCCCAGGCAGCCACCTTGAGCGCCAGGTCCAGGAGAAGGTAGCTCTTACCGGCGCCGCCCTCTGCGACTAGCATCTGCAGGAGGGAATTAAAGATCAGCTTATCCACCAGGAATTCACGGGTGCCGGTGGATCCGAACGGCGCCCACTTCTGAACCTCCCAATCGGATAGCACCAGGCCAGCCGGCTTAGCCTCCTTGATAGCCAGGAGTGGGCCATGGGTAGCGGTGTCCTTGTTGAGCAGCCCGGTGAACTCCGCGCGGATCTTCTCAGCCGGCCATGCCGGGATCATCTGGGTAAGGACCCAGCCTTCAGTCAGCTCCTGGGCCTTCTCCAGGCTGATCTCTCCGCGCCGGGCGCACCGGATATAATGGCCGGCAACCTTGTTGAATTGCCCCCAGCGGTTCTTGTCCAGGCCCCCCTCAAACACCTGTTCGCTAAAGACCATGGGCTCCTTGGGCGCCTTGAATGAGGTGTCCAGGAGCTCCAAGGCAGCCGGCGCCGGGCCAAAGGCATAGGGCGCCCGCAGGACAGCAGCCTTAAAGGCGCCCAGGTCATGGATCGTTTCCGTTAAGCTGAGGGTTACCAGCTTAGGCCGGTTGTTCTTATTGTGGATCGAGCCGGCGATGCGGACCGGCTGATGCGCGCGCCCGAAGGGGTTGGAGTCAACGCCCATGCCGAACTGTAGATCCCCGCCGGCGCGGACCGCGAGCTCATGGCGCAGCTTAACCATATCGGCCACGTCATGCGTCTCCTCTGACAGGGTCCACCAGAGGTGGCGCTTAAGCTGTCCGTCAACCTCGCCGCCGGAGCAGACGATCGCCCCCGCCGGCGCGGACCGCGAGCTCATGGCGCAGCTTAACTATATCGGCCACGTCATGCGTCTCCTCTGACAGGGTCCACCAGAGGTGGCGCTTAAGCTGTCCGTCAACCTCGCCGCCGGAGCAGACGATCGCGGTTGGTTCACCTATGTCATTCCACAGGTATTGGACCTTGGCGTCTATGTCCCCGGAGTCCAGGTCAACGACGACGGACCGAAAGCTATGCACGTTCTTAGATGTGCCCTGGGGCTCTGAGAGTATGGCCGGGACAATGAAGCAGCCGATGCCGTTGCTAGACCAGCGCTCGACGTGCCGCGTAACCTCGTCGATCAAAGCCTGGGGCTGCGCACCGGCGCCCAGGTCTATAAATTTGTCCTCGCGAAAGATACCCTCCTTATCGGTTCCCTTCTCGCCTATGCCCCGGACGTTAACCCATCCTCTGTCCGGGATAAGCCCGAAGATGACGTAGAGGTGGTTGGTAATGTCGGTTTGGTTGGTCGCTACGGTCATGGGATCAGTTTGTTTCGTCGGCTGGGGATGCGGAGCTCGTTGTCTTTAATGAACCTGGAGATGTTCCAGACGCCGACGTTGAGCTCGGCGGCAATCTGGGTCTGGCTCTTACCGGCAGCGCGAGCCTTGTGTATGTGCCCAAGCCAGGTGGTCTTGTCCAGCGCGTAGCCGTTGCGCTTATGCCGGCGCTTCCAGCCGATCCCCAGGATCTTGATCCAATTACGGAGGCAGGAGGTAGACCAGCCCAGCCACTTGGCGCCCTCCGGTATCGAGCGCTTACCGTCGTTAGCCCGGTGGATGAGGGGGCGCATAGCCTTAAGGCGCTCCATCCGGTAATGGGCCATGTGGACTCCCTTGAACTTAATCTTCATTGTAGGAGTCGGATGAATAGCGGGGTGCGCGGGCCGACGTAGGCGCCGGTCACATTGAAGCTCATGTGTTCGATCGCGTCCTCCTCCGGCATATCCTTTCGCAAGATCTCTACACACTTATCCCAATCGTAAACGACGACCGGCTCACAGGCCTCAGTCACTCCTATGATCGCGGCGTCAAAGCCGTCCGCGACAAGCATCTCGCCGTCGCCCAGGTTGTCCGCGAAGTCATCGACCAGGAGGCGCATGGTCTTGCCATGTGCGATGTCCGGATCTGCCGGTTTCTTTACTTTCTTAGAAGCCATGATGGTTTAGGTAGTATGGTTGGGGAAGGGTTAGCCTGGACAGCCCAGCAGGTTTTCTGGAAGTCGCACCACTTGCACCGGAAGTCAGCCTGGTCGCTGGTGCAGCGCGGCAGCTCGTCCGGGCTTGTGGTCTGGACTACGCGGACGGCCTTGTCGCTCAGCTCCTGGGCCGCGCGCGGATCAAAGGGAAGCAGCTCGACGTAGATAGCGCCGGTGTTCCGGTTCTTGGTGGTAAACAGGGCGCCGTTAGGCAGCTCCATGTAGGCCATGTAAGTTTGGGTCTGCGCATAGTATACCGGCTTAGATTTCTTGACGCCGTTGCGCACAGTATCGGTCCAGCTCTTGTCGTTAAGCTCTTTGTTCTCCCAGAGCACCGGGTAAACCAGGCCTGGGATCTCCGGGCCGGACATGATCACGCCGTCAATGTGGCCCTTAAGCTTCCCGTCGCCGGCGACAAAACCGAATTGGCTGCCGTCCTCCTTGTGGGTGAGTAGCTCAAAGCCGGCCAGG